AATGAATGTATGAAAAAGATTATTGCTAGGGGCGATAGTGCATCCGTATCTCTTATGCGTGAAGTTAGAAGTTGCCTAGACGGAGAAAATATTAAAATATCGGGCGAAGTAAATGCAACATTGAATATGTCTACCGAAGACAGAATAAAACTGTTTGAAGAAATTGTAAAATAGTGTATAATGGAATTGTGGATAGGGTAGCTCCCGAAAAGCGAAATCCTTATCGCCTGCCACAATTTTATTTTAAGGAATTCAGATTAAAGGAGATTTGAAAAATGAGACAAAAGAAAACACCTTGTATTTGTTCTATCTGCGGGAAACAATTTTTAGGGCAGAACAGACATTCAAAGTTTTGTAGTCAAAGATGTATGTACGATGACCAAAACGAAAAACGCAGAATAAAAGCGTATTATAAAAATGTTTGTCAGATTTGTGGAAAAGTATTTGAAACAAAACAACCGAAAGAAAATACTTGTAGTCCAGAGTGTAAGAGAAAGCGAAAAGCCGTACAAGATAAAGCATACCACGAAAGGCACAAAGAAGAAATAAAACCGAAAACAAAAAGATATAGGGAAACACATCAAGAGCAAATAATAAAATACAGAAAAGAAAACAAAGAGCATAATTATAATGTTGCAAAGAAATGGAGACAGGAAGTACAACACCAATATTGCAAATTAGAAGAGCAAACCGAAGTGGAAAATTATGAACTTGCAAAAGCTGATAACTTCGTAGGGTGGGATAGACACCACAGATTAGAAACGCACAATTCAGACGGAGTAAAAAGGCTTATTTCAATTTCAAAAGAAGAACTTATTGCACTTGATATGTATTATGATAGACCATCAAAAGAATTGATTTGGTTGAAAAAGGCAGAACATAAAGCATTACATCAATCTTGTAAATGGTGGGGAAATGGCAGAGCCGATAATTCCTAAAATCACGAAAGAACAATTTCTCAAAATGTCTCCCGAAAATCAAGATAAATATTTACGGCTATATCGTGAACAGGTCGTGCCTTGCCTTGAAGTTTTCAGAAAGCCCGCTCCGTATAAGATAACGGCAGGGGGCAGGGGTTCGGGTAAATCTTGGAGTATAGCAAGCCTTTTAATGCAACAGTTATCAGCAGAAAAACATAATCTTGTTTGTTGCCGTGAAATTCAAAAATCCCTAGATGATTCTGTTTATAAATTGTGCGTAGAAACGATTAAAAGATTGAAGTTAGGCGGTTGGAATGTTCTGCGGGATGTTCTGGAAAACGAAAACGGAAGCAGGGTTATATTTCGGGGCTTGAAAGATTTAAGGGCGGGAAATGCGATTAAATCTCTTGAAGGTTACGACAGAGCGTGGATAGAAGAAGCACAAAGCGTGTCGGCAGAAAGCCTGCAAATGCTTATACCGACAATCCGAATGAACGGTTCTGAAATATGGGCAAGTTATAACCCGAATACAGAAGAAGATGCAATTGAAAGTCTGAAACTGCGGGAAGGTGCGGTTGTAGTAAAATGTAATTGGAATGATAATCCGTGGTTCACTGAAAAACTAGCAAAGGACAGGGAAGCCGATTATAAGTTCAATCCAGATCTAGCCCGCCACATTTGGGAAGGTGAATATTTATCACAGGCAGATAATGCGGTTATGTCAAGAATAGCAGTTCACGAAGCAATGGAAAGGGAAGTTGATGAAACAGGCGATTATCAAATTGCGGTAGACGTTGCCCGTTATGGTTCAGATAGTTCTATAATTTCAATGCGTAAAGGCTTGAAGCTTAAAGAACTTAAAGAATATAAAAATATGTCATTGGTTGAATTGTGCGGACATATTGAAGTAATGGCGGGCAATAATCATAATATGACAATAAAGGTTGATGAAACAGGTGTTGGCGGTGGTGTTGTAGACATTCTGCAATCTAGGGGTTATAAAAATGTTATAGGAATAAACTTCGGAAGCAAACCGCAGGACACAGACAAGTTCGCAGATTTACCAAGTGAAATGTGGTGTACTTTTCCAATATCTGATGTATCATTATTAAATGAATCGGGATTGTTCCACGAATTAACAGACAGACGTTTTTCATACGACCACAAAGCAAGGCGGGTGGTTGAAAGTAAAGACAGTTACAAAGCAAGGAACAACGGAAAATCACCCGACAAGGCGGATTCGGTTTTAATGCTCTTTTATGAGCCTAAAATAAATAGACCAATGCTATATTAAAAGGGGGTTTGAATATGGCAAGAATTGTAAGACATCCAGATGAAGATTTGAAAGAGAAGTTGGAAGAACTGAAATTCGGGCAGGCTTGCTTGGATGCAGAAACAGGCTATGAGATAACACGCACTTTCGGGGGTTATATCTATAAGTGCGATTATCTTGGAATGGTTTTTGTTCCAGAAGTTGAAGCAGTAGGAACTATCAAAAATAGTGTTGCTAAAACAGAGCCGAAAAAAGCAGTTACAAAATGAACGAAGCACAAAAAAGAAAACGCAATTTTAGAGCAAGAAAATTGTGGAAAGATTTCAAGGCTAGAAAGAAAAAAGAATGCGGGGGATTGGATTTAATCACCCTGCATAAATTGGGCAAGCGTTGGGAACTTCACCACGAAGATTTGCGGGAAGAAAATTACGAAAAATTAAACGATAACTTTCTTCCCTGCAATAATATGACGCACGATTTTCTGCATTGGCTTTTCAGATATTACCCGAAAGACCCTGCAATTATAGACCGTATAAAAGCAGAAATGGAAAGGATGAAAGAAATCAATCAATAGGATTTTTGACAAATACTTTCTTTTGTTTTATTATGAAAGCAAAATTAAAATGAAAGGAAGTACCTTTATGAATCCGATTGAAAGTATCAAGACGATGATTAGAAAGACTTGGTCAAAAGCACCTTCAATGGCAAGCCGAGATTTATTGTCTTTATATCACACAAACCCTAGATTAGACGGGGTGCGGGTAATTGCAAATAAATGTGCAAGTACAGAACTTTATCTTTATAAAAAATCAGATTATAGACAGAACAAGAATAAAGCAACAATTATTGAAAATCACGATATTTATAATTTACTCGAAAACCCTTGCCCCGCTGATAGAGAATTGACAGGGTGGACTATCCGCTATTTTGTTTTTGCCTGCTATGCTTTAGTTGGTGAAGCTTTTCTTTTGAAAGTTCGTGATAAAAGAAATAAAGTAATTGCATTGCAACCCGTTGCACCTTCTTGGGTAGTTCAGCAACCGACAGTAAATCAGAAGTATTGGCAGATTTACCCGTTTGGAACTGCGGGCGGAAATTCACTTATTGTTCCTGTTGAAGATGTTATCAGTTTTAAGGATATAGACCTTAACGACCCTTATGGAAGGGGCAGGGGAACAAGTGAAGCAATAGGCGATGAAATACAATCGGATGAATACGCAAGTAAATATGCAAAAAATCTTTTCTTTAATGATGCAACCCCTTCGGCAATAATCTATGCACCAGAAGGCAACAAGGAAACTGCGGACCAGATAAAACAGACTTGGTTGCAGAAAATGGCAGGATTCCACCACGCAAAAGAGCCGATGGTTTTAACGGGCAAGGATAGCAAGTTTGAAAAGATTTCACAAAGCCCGACAGAATTGGATTTTGTAGAAAGCCGAAGATTCCTGCGGGATAATGCAAACGAACACTTCCACATTCCACCAGAGATAATGGGTATTTTGCAGAACTCAAACAGAAGCACAATTGATAGTGCAGAATATCTTTTGAATAAAAATGTTCTTGCAGATTATCTTAGAATGTTTGAGCGTGTTATCAATTCACAGTTATTGTGGGAAGATTACGACAAAGAAAGAAACTTTATCCTGCATCACGAAAACAATATTTCAGAAGATATTGCACAGAAATTGCAGATTGCAAACGATGGACTTTCAAGGGGTGTTCTTACTGTAAACGATTGGCGAACTGCTATGGGTTATGAGAAAGACGAAAAAGGCGGTGATGTTTATTTGCGGGGATTTGGTCAAGTCGAAGTTCATTTTAATTCAGAGCCGATTGAATTGCCCGATTTACCCGCTGAAACTGTCGAATTGCCTAGTTCTGCACAAGAAGATGAAGTTTCGCAGGGTGAAAATCCCGATGAAAAGGAATTAACGGAAGAAGAATTCAAAAGCCTTCAAAAAGCCTATGAAAAAAAATACAAGGTTTTGAAATCTGCGGAAGATAAAGAAAGACGTGGCAAAATCTGGAAAGTATTTGATGCAAGGGCAACAAGCATTGAAGCACCTTTTTATAAATCAATGCAGAAAGCATTCACAAAACAGAATGAACTTGTAAACGCAGAAATTAAAAAGGCTTGCGAAAATAATAAGGATGTAGGAACTGCAATAGAAAATCTGTTTGACAATAAAATGGATGAAGCCTTGAAGCATACATTGGCAGGGGCTTTTATAAATGGTTTAACAGTAGGGGCAGAACACGGAAACGAATTATTAAATAAAAAAGGTGTAAAAGAAATCAGCGATAATGTAAGACGGGCTTTTTCTTTATGGGTAGATAACTACGGGCTTGAATTGTGTAGAGACATAAACAATACAACAAAGAAAAAACTTCGCAAGGCACTTTCTGAAAGTATTACCGAAGGGGAAGATTTAAGAAATCAAGTGAAGAAGCTGATTGAAGTTGCAGATGGTTTATTTGATGATGATAAAAAAGTAAGGGCAACACTTATTGCAAGAACTGAATCTTGTTCAACAATGAATGCGGGAAGTAATGAACTTTATAAAGCCGAAGGTATAGATTATAAAGAATGGATTTCCGTGCAGGACGACAGAACAAGAGATAGTCATTTAATTATGGATGGCACTGTAATTCCTATTACAGACAAGTTTGAAGTTCCTGCTATGGATAATGTAGACGGGGCATTTATGGAATATGCGGGCGACCCGTCAGCACCTGCGGGACAGGTTTGCAACTGCCGATGTACTATTGCACCATTTGTTATGATGTAAATTAAATTAAAGGAGAATAGAATTATGAAACTTGAAAAAGGACAGTTGAATAAAAAAGACGTTTCTATCATTACCGAAGATCTGGGAGAAAGAAGCGTTCAGTTTACAATTTCAAAAGAAGTAGTTGACAGGGATGGCGATATTCTGCGGGCAAGCGGTGTTGATTTTACAAACTATATGAAAAATCCCGTGTTCTTGTCATTCCACAATTCAAGAGAATTTCCGCTTGGAAAAGTTACAAAGTTTTGGGTTGAAGGAAACAGTGTAAAAGCTATTGTTTATTTTCCACCGATTGAAGAACTTTCCACAAATCCAGAGCAGGCAAGCGAGAAGGCAAAACTTGTAGATTTTACTTATCATTGTTATAAAACAGGAATGTTGAATGCAGTTTCTGTTGGTTTTATCCCGCTTGAATGGGTAGAAAATGAAAATGGTTTTGACATTCAGAAATGGGAACTTTTGGAATTTTCTGCGGTTGCAGTTCCTGCAAATCAAGATGCAATTGCCGAAGCGGTAAAGTCATTCGGTGATGAATTTGCAAAGGGTCTTGTCTCAACTGTTTCCAAAACGGAAAGTGTTGTAAAATCGGGAAAAAGAGTTTCCGCAGAAACACGGGAAATCTTGAACCGCATTAAGGCTTGCGGTGATGAAATTGAAAAGTGTCAGAAATCAATAAAGGCTTGCAGTGATAATTTGAGAAAGGCACT